AGCCGGATTACCAGCATTGGTTAAAGAAAAAGGTGCTGATGCATTTGAATTTAATGAAGATGCATATTATGGAAGAATAAAAGGTGTGTGGACTCACACAAACACCCGCAAAGATAAATTCGATATGTTCCCACAACAGGAACTATTAGATATGTTAGTGGGGTTGTAATATGAAAGAGTTTAAGGAAATAGAGGATATCTTCGATACAGAAGAATTCAAATCACTATCGTTTTGGAAAAGGTTACGGCTTAGATTGTGGATTGCATTTATGCACACCATAACAATGTTTTAAACTAAGGAGTAATTATGAAAGAATTATTGAATAGTATCACAGATACACGAATGGTGTATTTGTTGATGTCGTTAGTATTACTAACAGGGTACTTCACTCAATCTTGGGGTGTGGTGATTTTTGTAACATTTATGCTGAACGTTGGTGTGTGGACTGGGTTCTGCCCATCTAAGTGGTTCTTCGCTAAATGTGGGTTTAAGAAATCGGAACTCTAAGTGAAAGTTCTTGACGGGATATCGTTAAACGCCAAAATATCTTTGGCAGTGGCGGGGGTTATTATGTTAACCTTCTTTACTGTACAAACGTGTATTGTATTTGGGTTATGTGAACCAACTTTATTTCTTGCTAAGTTCGGGTGGGGGTGTGTTGTATTCTTCATGCCACCATTCTTTAAGGTTGTAAGCGAGTTTGTAAACAATATAAAGATTAGAGAAGAAAAGGTAAACTCTCAGTTGGCTGGTATCAGTCAATCAAATCTTGTTGTTACACTAACGATGGATGGGTACATCATTAAAGCAAATGAGAACTTTTGTAATCTCGTTGGATGTAAGGAAGGGGATATGATTAAAAAACCACATTCTGCGATGGTTACTCCCGAATACGCTAAAAGTAAAGAATACTTAGAATTTTGGGAAACCCTACGACGTGGAGAAAGTATAACTGGTGAGTTTGAGAGAGTTGCTAAGGATGGTTCAAAAAGATGGTTATATGGTAACTATACACCAATCAAAAACTCAAATGGTGAATATGATACGGTACTTAAAATAGCAACTGATATTACTGCACAACATGAAGCTGAAGATATAGTTAACCAAAAGAACTCATACTTAGAACACGCTGCTAAGATTCTTAGACACGATATGCATAGTGGTATCAACACTTATATGCCACGAGGATTATCATCTCTTAGAAGAAGATTGAATGATGAAACAATCAAAGAGTTAAAAATTGAAGCACCACTTAAAATGTTAGATGAAGGGTTAAAACACACTCAGAAGGTTTATGCTGGTGTAAAAGAATTCACTAACTTAGTAAAAGAAGATGTTCAGTTGGATACAAAAGAAGTTGATTTAAGAGAAATACTGAAAAATTATTTATCATCAACATCATACTCAAAACAGGTGGTAATTGATGAATTAGTAATGATGGATGTAAACGAACCACTCTTTTGTACAGCCATTGATAATTTAATTCGTAATGGATTGAAGTATAACGATAGTGGAACGAAAACTGTTATGATATTTATGGAAGATGGTAACACATTATGTGTACAGGATAATGGTAGGGGTATGACTCAAACTGATTTTGAGAATTTATCAAAACCATATATTAGAAAAGAAGGACAGAAAGAAAGTGGTTCAGGATTGGGATTGAATATTTGTATAGCAATTCTGAAAGAACATGGTTTCGATATAACGGCAGAAAAAACTAACCCAGGAACTAAATTAAGGATAAGGTTAAAATGAGCAATATGATTAACTCAATTTTATTGGTGGATGATGAGGATTTATTCCACTTGGTGTTTGAGGATGCGTGTAGCATCTTAGATATAACTCTTTCATTAGAGGCACTCAACTCTTCGGATGAGGCGGATAGAAAATTCAAAGAATGGTTTCCAGATGATATTAATCATGAAAGGCCCGAATGTGTATTCGTTGATTTGAACATCATTGGTTCATCGTTTGATGGTATTGAGCTGATTCGTAAAATTAATACTGATTATGGTAATGGTTGTGTTATTGGTATTATATCATCATCAGATGATACCCAAGAGATTGAGAAAGCTAAAGCAGCAGGGGCTCAATTCTGGTTAGTAAAATCGGATGATATTGAACCACGATTAGAAGAATTTAGAGAAGATTATGATGGGTATGTAAATAAAACAAATCCGTTCAAAGTATATAAATGATAATGGATGCCAAGAAGATATGTAGAGATGAGCTGCTTAAATTAGCCAAAGAAAAGAAAATATACTTAGAGGGAAACATTCTAAAAGTATTATCGGCAAGTAAAGATGATTTGGAGTTCTCTGAATACTTGAAAGTATGTAAAAGTAGAGATACCGATTCACGGCGAAAGCGGTTATCGGTAACAAAGCAAGTTCAGAAACAAAACAAAGAGCTGGTTGCTAAGCAAAACGAAACTGATGATTTGATGGTTGAACTTCAAAACGCATTAGAGGCAGCACACAAATCGGAGCAAGAAGCAAACAAACTCAGAGAAGATGCGGAAAAATCAAAAGATAAAGCGCTTGAGGATTTAGACCTAATACAAAAGAAATCTCAGTTTGAGTTGATTGGTACAATTGTAAGAGTAGCATTATTTGTGATAATTGGTGTTGGAACATTAACCACATTAATGTATGGATTCGCTATAGTAAATGATAAAGAAACACAAATTATTGGTTCTACTTGGAGTAATATGTTTGGTATCCTTCTTACGAACGCATTCTCAATTGTAGGTACGATTATGGGTGTGAAGTATGCATCCGATTCGGATAAAAAATAATTCTATACTTATATGTATGATGTTAAGTTGGAATGACTATAAAAGATTAAATGAGAATAGAAATCTGAATGAAAATGTGGTACTGAAGAAGTATCAGATTTATTTGGGTAATTTCCACTTACAAGAATTTTTAAAAGACCCAATAGGCGGTGGTAGTTTACCATATCTTCTACAAGAAGATGCATTCTACTTACTTCAAGAGGATGGTTCAAAAATATATTTATAAGATATGGGATACAATAAAAGAATATCAGAATTGCGGGGTGCAAGTGAATTACAAGGTGGTGAATTGTTCGCAACAGTTCAATCCAGTGAAACGAAGTACACTACATTAAATAATATCAAAAGTTATATGACCGGTTCAATTGGTGGTATTGGTGGTTCTGGTCATGGGTGGGCAAGATATGATGATTCACAATACACAAAAGTATCACCACTCATAGTAACAAGCAGCCAGCAGTTAGTATTACCAAACAATGCTAATAATACAATCAACTCATATATGAATTCCTCCGTTGAGTTTTACGATAGTACATCTAAAAAAATCCAAATGGAAAACGATGGCGATGTTTATTCTATGGTGATTGTATTTGAGGCAAAGGCACCAAATGCAAACCAAACTCATATGGATTTAACATTAAGCTCAACTGGTATAACTCCATATGATAGAGTTTCTAAAAGTTTGGTATTTGCTAAGGGAAATGATTTATGGGAAAATTACTACGAAAGTTTCCACTTTTACGCAGATTCGGATTTTGTAACAAATGGTAATCAATGGAAACTTACTGCAGCGGGTGGTACAGTCAACATAGCAAATGTGATTTATTTCATACAAAGAACGTTTAATGCGGGATAATTCAATCAGTTTCTATGAAATAGAACTATTTATATGTGAAATAGTATAATCAAAAAAAGTTTTAAAAGGAGTTCCAATGTTTCAAAAAATAAGGAGAACTTGGATGGCTTTTAAAGATATATTCAAAGACGAAAACGACGTAAACGAAAAGAACGTAATCGGGTTTCTATCATTTGCAGTAATGGTATTGTTTGCTTTAGCAGATTTAATTACTGGTTATTTTGGTAAGGATTTAGTAGTTCAAGAGTTTATTTACAACTCTTTTGTATTCGTAACGTTAGGTTCATTCGGAATCGCAGGGTTAGAAAAATTCGCTGGAAAAAAATAAGCGATTAAGAGGGGAAAAAATGAAAAAATTAATATTAATATTAACGTGTCTATTCGTGTCTTTAGGCACACATGCACAAAATGATACTACCGATGAGCCAACTTTGTTGGGTTTACTATATAAAGATTTTCTAAAGTATGGTACGGTATATGCATCTGGTGATATCAGTAATTCATACGAACCAGCCAGAAAGGAATACTTTGTAAGAACCAATGATAATGGTAACATTTATAGTATTCCAGTTGTAGTTGATGGAACTGAATACAACCCGTTTGATTACAGAATAGGGTTTGGTATTAGAAAATTAGCTAGATTTGATTATGAGAGAAAGCCGGGAAACTTTTGGACTGGTAACCAAAACAGAGAAAGACAAATAGCACTATCCGCACCAACATCAGCAGTTAGTGGTTTTGAGTATCTATTCCATTGGGAAAAAGAACGTCAGAGGGGTGAGACTTGGGAAAACGCAAGATACTTTCTAAGACATACTGGAAAACACCACATTATCAAATTAGAAGAGCGAGTTCAGGGTTTATTTGATTTTGATTATAAGTCAGCAGAAGTAAGAGCAAGATTACCAATTGGTAATAAATTCTCCTTATCGGCTGGGGCTATGTTCAGAACACACCAAAGAGCGTATGGTTATAATCCATTTGAAATTTGGGTAAATGAAGAAGATGAAGATGGATATCCAGTCAATCCTTGGTACACATTGGGATATGATATGGGATACACAGACCAATATTTTACATCTACATGGACTGACCCAACTACAGGAGAAACAATTACTGTAAATGATTGGTTCTGGTTAAATCCAAGTGGAGACAGAGTTGCTGATTCTGATTTGGAGTTTAGAGATGGTGTATTCAGAGATTTAATCAACGAATTCAATAATAATGCTTGGAATCAATTGGGAACATTTGGTTTGGTTTCACCTGTTGTAGGTTTTGACTTCTACCATTATGATTCAAAGTTTTGGGCTCATATGTATGGTAATTGGTTACTACCTTACCATAGATATGTTATGGGTGATGACGACTTCGATTATGGTAATAGAAACAATTGGGGTAAAGGTGGACTAAAACCTAATTCTGAATTTGAACAATGGAATGATTTTCAATTCGGTGGAAACATTGGGTGGAGAGTAAGTAAAAGTTTTGGAATTTTTGTAGAAGGTGAATATACTAAATTTTGGGATACTGAAATGTTCTACTCAACATTTGGTTTCAATTACACATTTAGATAAGGGAATATAATGGCAAAGCAGTTAAGTGAAGAAACACAAGTTACATTAGACCTTAAAACAATAGGGATGATATTGGCGGGTGTGGCAACCATAGTGGGTATGTGGTTCGCATTACAAGCTGATATTGAAGATGCAAAAAATCTTCCCGAACCAGTGATTGATAGAACGGAATATGATTTGAAAGATGAACTGATTCGACAAACCATCATGGATACTCAAGACGATGTTGAGGATATAAAATCACAACTTGATAAAATCGATGAGAGGTTGTACGAGTTACAACAAAGATAAGGTAAGTATATGAAAAAATTAATAGTTGCACTACTATTTCTAAGTTTTAACTATAGTTATGGTCAAGACTGGATAGGTGATAACGACTTTGATACTAAGATACATGAAAAATCACCATTTGGAAATGATGATGTTTCTATAGTTGTTGTTGAATTTTGGGCTAAATTTAATGATGTTAACTCCTTCGAAGATTGGAATAAACTTAAAGGAATAACTCACTACTATAAATGTGATATTTCAACATCACCTGAGGTCAAACGTGAATACAGAATCAGAATGGCACCAACCATTTTGATTTTTAAAGATGGTATATTGGAAGAAAGTTTTAAAGCAGGTTTAGATTTAGAATGTCCTGTTAACTTGGAAGAGTTACAGAAAACTATAGATGAAATAAAACATTCTTCACAATTTTAAAGTAATGAAATTAGTAGAGCAAAAAATGATATTTTTAAACAATACTTACCTATCAATCGGGATGGGTCTATCAGCAATATGTGGGTTTATTGGGTCATATCTAATGGATATCACAATGGGAAACTCAGAACAATACTTAGCAATAATATCGGTATTGTTGTTAGATGGATTCTTTGGTGTAATCGCCGGTGTAAAGCGTGAGGGATTTAAAACATATAAAGCTCTTAGAGTATTAAAGAATATATTCGCATGGGAATTGATTCTTACAGTAATACTATCAATCGAATTAGGGTTCAAAGGAACATCTTGGTTATCTGAAACAATATTAGCACCATTTATGGTATTCCAAATGGTATCAGCGTTAAAGAACGCATCGATGGCGGGATTCATTAAGAACGAATTACTTAATGAAATCTTAGATAGAATCGACTCTCACAAAGGAAAACGCCAAAAATAATCATTTATTAGTAATAACACCATATTTATCTATATGAATGGTATAAGAGAATATGGGTGGAAAGATTGGATTAGTAACCCCAAAAACAAAGAGCTCTACAACAGAGACATGAATGAGGGTTTACGCCAATTTAAGTTAGAACAACTGAGAAGGAATAAACTTGCTCAAAACGCAGCGTTTAACCTAAGAGGACTCTAATGGATAGATTTGAAAAGTTGATAGAACTTCTCGAAAAGAAGTATAATGATGTTCCATTGAAAGGAACTAATAAATCACGAATCAGAGAAATAGTACGTGAAGAGATACAAAGGGTATCAGAATCCCTTAAAGAAGTTGATGATTCGCAAGTCTCGATGACATTCGCATCACTTGAGAGAGCAAATAAATACTCTATGGGTATTTACAGAAAAATGAAAGAAAGTGGTGTAGAGGATGTTGATGGTTGGGTATTTGCTAAAATTACTCTTGCTGAAGATTATCTGAAATCGGTTTATAGTTACTTAGATGGCAAAGATGGATTGGATGATACACCCAATACATCAGATGATATTGGGGACTAATGCCAAACTTTGATAGAAAAGATATGCCACAAGTAAAGACCCAAGATTTGGGTAAGGCATTGGATATGGTTGCTGATAAGGTACGAGTATCCAAAGAAACTATCAGTGCTTCTAAACTAAAGAAATCCCAAAAACAACTATACACCGATAAGGTTAAGGGAATCGCAAGTAAGTTTAGTTCCCCTAAATCAATGAAACCCCTAATCATATCAAAAGATAACCACATTGTGGATGGACACCATAGATGGGGCGCTGCAATCTATAAGTGGGGTGATGATGTTAAATTACCAGTCTACAGAATACATCTTAGTGCTACAAGCGCTATTAAGTTGTATAGTTTGATTTCTAAATCGATTAACGAAGTAATATCTGGACTTAGAGAAGCAATCACAATTCCGATTGAAATTGGTGATACTGTCTTGGGTGGTAAATTCAAAAATAAACCAATAGTAGTAAAATCAATCGATAAGAATGAAAAAGGTGATATTACAATCAATGGTAAACCCCTATTGAAGTTTAGATTGAAAGAGGGTGTTTGGTCTAAATCAGCACTTGCTGCTATGCGTCGTAAACCAATGCCAGGTCGTTACTTCATTACAGATGAAAATGGTAATGTGCTTGAAAGAGGACTCAAAACTACATCATCTGTTCGTTCGTGGTTTCATAATTTTAGAAATGATTACTCCAAAGTAAAAGTAGTTAATGTTCACGACCAAAAGAAAGACGGTGAAGTAGTAAACCAATATTATTGGAACTATAAGCCAGGCCGTAAAGGTATATATATTGAAGAACCACCAAGTGGAAAAAACGGAGTGATTGCTCAGAAGTATGTTAAGTATAAAGAGATTGAGAA